ACGAGGCGGAGATGGGGTGCCGCCTGTGCGATGGATCGGGCGAGGTTGACGAGGAGGTGGCCGAGAGTTACGATCCCTTTGAGTGATCGCTTGGCGGGTGGCGTTATACCCGCAGGTTCCTCCCAACTGGCCCCGCTTCGGCGGGGTCTTTTTTATTTCTTCCTGACGCTCTCGGCGAGACCGCCGCCGAAGTAGAAGCCGACGATGCCGAGCATGATCTCGCCCAGCCACATCGACGCGGCGAAGTCTTTTGCCGCCTCGACATTCGCCATATCGATGACGCCATACAACGCGCCGACCACGCCGTTTGCCATAATGAACAGGAACATCGCCGTGAACATCAGCGCAATGTACCGCTGCGCCAGCTTGAAGGGCTGATAAGCCGCCAGCAGGTCAGTCTTCGCCTTGCTCTTCGCCGCGACCTCTTCCTCGGTCGAGGTGTGCATCTCGTCGATCAGGCTCATGCCCTGCTTGATTACNTCCCCGCTGCCGAGGATTTTTGCCAGTATTCCGATCATCTCTNTTTCTCCTAGCTTGCTCTGGCGTCGTGCGGTTGTGCATATCCCACACGATCACATCCACTCTCCGCTTATCATCATCGCGGCCATATCCTCGGCGCGCTTGCCCACCTGCTTGGCCCAGCGGCTGTCGAGCATCTGCGCCGCAGCCTCGCCGTAATCACCCGCCTCAATCGCCGCCTGAGCCTTCTGGAAGCCGTCCCAGCGTGGCTTGCCTAGGTTGAACAGCATCGAGACCACAACCGCCTGACGCGGCTCTGAGAGGCCAGCAAACCACGGGTACGTGTCAGCCTCTGCCTGACAGCGGCGCAAGTCGTTCGCCAGCAGGTAGTCAATCTCGTCATCGCTCAACCCGCCGCCCAGCTTCTCGTCGATGAGCCGCCCCACGCCGATGGTGAGATACCCACGGCTGTCCTCATAGGCGTGAGGCACCACACCCTCGTGGTGCTTTATCATCTCGATCAGCTTATCCATTGCGCGTCTCCATCACTATCTCATACGCCCTTTCCCAGCTATCCAGTTCTAGGTCAGGCGTCTCGAACCATCCCAATGGCCGGCGCTGCGAATACTGGTTCACGCAGCACGCCGCCTGAAAATGTACCTTCCTCGCGTCGATGGCGCAATGCGCGAGGATGTCGAACTGCTCCAGCGAGGGCAGCGTCTTCTTCACGCGCCCGGACCCGTTCTGGAACTGGTAGCAGGGGTTGTGGTGCTTCTGCCTCCGCAGGTGCGCCGACTTCACCTGCACGCGCATGAACACGCCGTCGCTGTTCCACGCCACAAGGTCAACGCTGTCCTGCTGCGCCGGCGAGACGCGCCAGCCAAGCTCCAGTATTACTGCCGCCGTCAAATACTCGCCGGCGAGGCCAGTTGTGGTCGCTGACCTAGTCAGGCGTTTTTCTCCAGATACAGCCACAGGATGAAAGCGAAGAACCCAAGCGTCACGACGCTGAACAGGATGATGGCGGAAATCTCGATGAACTTGCGACGCCTCTCGGCCTGCTTGTACAGCGTCTCCTGACGTTGCTTGCGGATGCGCGCCTCAGTCGCCACAAGCTCGTCCCACGCGCTCTGGCCCATTGTGTACTGGATGTAGGTGCGGAGTTGGTCGCGGTCCTGCTGCGCCTTCTTACGCGCGGCAAACACCTGCATAGCCTCTGCCTCGGCGGACTGACCGGAGAACAGGCGTGTGAATATAGGTGGGTTCTTCGCGAGGCGTTCCGCTTCGTCGAGATCACTGAGCGCGCCCATCCAGCGCGACAGGTCGCCCGCCATCTGCTCGATGTCGCGCCCGACCGAGAACCCGGCCTTAATCACTCTGAAGGCAGAAGCCGCTGTGGCTGCGGCGGTAACTGGGTCGACCATCAGCGCCTCGTCACAAACACTAGGATCGCCAGCAATAGCCCGACCTGTATCAGGTCAATCATCGGGATTGCGATCATTAGTAAACCTTTCGCGTTGGCGGCACCATCTTCGGCAAGCAATATGCCGTGATCTGACTGCCCTGTTTATGAAGCGTCTGCGCGTACCAGACGCACTCATTCAAATCTCGAAAGGCTAGGTCGTCGCTCACCTTGCGCCTGTCCTCGCCCGTGCCGAGGAAGACGTAAAGCACAAAGGCGACCGCAGGCTCCACATCAATCCCGGCCCATCAACTTGTCCAGCTTGGCGTCGAGGCGGTTCAGCGCATCCATCACGTTCTGCCGGTCGTCGCGCAACTCGCCCTTGGTGGCGTAATCTTCGCGCGTCCTGTTCAGCAGGATATCGATGCGCTTTTGCTCACGCGCTATGCCGCCAAGAAACCACGCCCCGCCAGCGATGACGAGGCCGATTAGCAGGTCGATTAGGCCGGACATCTCCATCTTACCAGCCGGCCGGGACGGCCTGACGCATTGGCGGGTTGGCCAGCGCGGTCATCTGGTCATCCAGCAGCGTCTGCATCTCGGCCTCGGTCTTGCCGAGGCTCTCAAGCGTCTTGGCCTTTGCCCAATCTTTCGTGATGTCGTTAAACGCCACATAGTCAGGGTCACCAGCTTCCGGCGTGTCGATGCCAGCGGTGCCGTAGGCTGACACCGACAGCGGCTGGCCCTCTGCGTTTGTCTCGGTCTGGCTAACCGCGCTGCAGCGCCAGTGAATGGTCTTGATTAAATCATCGTGGCCGTTTTCAGGCGCGTTGCAGACATCGAACGTGAAGTTCCAAGTGTAAGTGTTTGCCATTGTTTTATGCTCCTTCAAGCGCGGCTAGTCGTGTTTCTAGGTCTTCGATTTTGGCGATGGCTTCTTGCAGTGCGCCGGTCAGCAGCGGCACCAGCTTGCTCTGGTCGATGCCCTGCATGACTGCGTTGCCGTCATCGTCCACCTCATTGTGTGTGCCGGTGACTGCTTCCGGTACGACTGCTTGCGCCTCGTGGGCAAGGAAACCATCAACCGTTGTGTCGGCGTCTGCGATAAAGTTGAACCGCTTCGGTGCCAGCGCCTTTACACGGTCGATTGCGCCGGTCATGTCTACGACCGCTTCTTTAAGGCGATAGTCTGAGGATGTGTTGTAGTTTACGCCAGTGCCGCCAGACCGTGTGATTGAGCCGGTGACAGTGCTGTCATTGTAAAACACAAAATGGTCAGGCTGGTTGCTTACAGAAATGCTGGCGTAGTTATAGCTTGAGGCATCATTCCTTTCGACATTTACTTTGGCCCTAGTTGTTGAGCCGCCAATGTAAACGACGCCGCTATCTCCGATGGTCATACGGGCAGTGTTGTTTGTTAAAAGCTGAATTTGATGATTTGTTAACGTGCCAACAGTACCTCCAGAGCCTCCAGCTTGCATAAACATCTGGATAGACGCGCTGCTGTTCTCAGCCATAATAATATTGTCAGCACCAGCATTGGTCACAACAAACTTTTGCGACGGGCTGGTTCCGCCGATACAGACCTTGCCGTCCGATGCGATGCGGAGCCTTTCTGTGTCCGCAGTGCCAAATGTCAGTGGCACAGAGCCTGTGGTCTGCAAAGCCCCCACAGAAGATGTGTGCTGCATAACCAAGCGACCCGCCGCGCCGTCTGTTCTGGCAACAGACAACAGACAGTTTGCTCCTGTGTTTTCAATGTGCAGCTTGTCTGTAATAGATGAGGACTTGCCGATGCCAACGTTGCCGCCGTCTGTAATCACCATCCTGTCGGCTACACCGCTTTCAGTAAACTCAAGGTGATTGTTGGTCGGGTCGTATGCGATACGCCACTGGTCTGTGCCATTTTCTGTAAATTGAATTTTGCCGCTGTGCGTGGTGTCGCTGCTGTCTAACTTGAGAACGCCGTCATTACCACTGGCACCTGTGATGTGCAGCCCGTTTGCGCTACTGCCTAACGAAGGATTTGACTCTCCGATGCCGACGTTGCCGCCCGATGTGATGCGGACCTTCTCGCTGTTGTTTGTATAGAAATACATAAAGTCAGAATTTGGGTCATACCCAACCTGACCGTTAGTCGGCGCACTCGTTTTGCCCATATAAATCTGACACTGACCGGGCGTGGTCGAGTCGGTGTTTAACTGCAACGCGCTTTGTTGTGATGCAGCAGTATTCTGCACAATCAGCTTGTTTGCACCGCTTGAGACGGAAGTGTGCAAAACACCACTCGGGGCCGCAGTCCCGATACCAATATTTCCGCCATTCTCAATCGTCATATAGCGTGTGCCAGCAATCTCAAAGCCCATTTCCTCGTTAGGGCTTGCGCCGTGGTCGTACAGGATTTTGGCACGGCCAGACACATTGTCGCTGAACACAACCTCAGACGTTCCGCCGGCACTGCCATTGCCAATCTCGACGGTGTGCGCCAAAGCCGTGCCGGTCACGTCGATGCCAGAGGAGGTGGTTTCTAGCTTTGTTGCATTGTTATGATAAAGCTGAACGCTGCCACCGGGCGTCGCATAAATCATCGTGGATGAATTGCCAGCATTACGAACCTGAAAGTTCTCAGCCAAAAACCGCAGTTGTCCCGTGCCTTGGTCACTTATGTAGCTGTGAGAACCATCGTGATAAATCTGCAAGTCAGACCCAGCACCGAACACGGCCTTGGCGTTGTCGCCGAAATTGATCTGCGCCACCGCCTCAGTGCCGTTCGCGAACGCGCCAAGCTGCCGGGTCAACTCGCGCATCGAGTTATTGACGGCGCTGGGGAGCATGCCCTCCGCAATCGAGATGCCGCCGATGTCGGTGTTGTTGCCGGCGGTGGTGCCGTCGTAATCTGAGAGTTTATCCTTAGACATTTCCTACCTCACGGGGCTGGTGTTCCGGGCGCGTTGAACACGTCCATATTGATTGTGTCAGATGTTGGGACGTTGCTGTTCAGCACTTTACCATCCATCCACATGATGACCAACCCACCGGCGCCGTGTCCGCCGTTGTAATCGCCGAACAGGCCGTAGCCGCCCTGACCCCAGCCGCCCATTTTCAGGGTGTCGGAGAACGTCCACTCTCCCGTCTCGGTGTCGAATGAACCCGGCTCCCAGTAGTAAGTGGTGGAGGTCAGCGGGGAGTTTCTGGTGGATTGCGCCCATATCTCTGTGTCGCCACTGTTGATGGGCGACACGGTCACGTCGGTCAGGCTCGTCACGCCAGACGCGCCGCCCGTCTGCCCGTTCCCGCTCGCGCCGGTGCCGCCAGAGGAGCTGGCTATCGTGGTGACGTCGTCGCCCGCAATGCTGGCGGTGCCGCCCGCGTTGCCGGAGCCATAGGGGCTTGTGTGGCTTGCGCCGCCGGCGGTGACGCTAAACGACCCCGGCCCGGTGACCACGGAGTTC